GAAGGTTTACCGACCAGCTGCAGAACGTCATCCGGCCTTACGAGGCGTTCATCCGCGCCGAGAACAGCAACCCGCTGCAGGCGATCGACAGCCTGATGGCGACCGCCGCGCGACTGCGAACCGGCACCGCGCCGGAGCTCGCGCAGCTCGTGGCCGGTATGGTCAAGCAGTTCGGCGTAGGCCGGTTTGGCAAGACCTTCATCGAGCAGCTTGACTCGGCGCTGGCCGGCGAGGTGCCGCAGACAGATCCCGCCCAGGCGCAGGTGCAGCAGGTGATCCAGCAGCAGCTCGCGCCGGTGCAGCAGTTCATGTCGCAGCTCCAGCAGGCGCAGGCTGCCCAGCAGCAGCGCGTCGCGCAGGAAGCCGCGAGCGAGGTGCAGCAGTTCATCGAGCGCGCCGAGTTCGGCGATGACGTGCGCGAAGAGATGGCAGACATCTTGGAGCTCTCGCAGCGCCGCGGACGTGAGGTGAGTCTGCAGGACGCGTACAAGCAGGCGTGCCTCGTCAATCCGCGCGTGCGTGCAGTGCTCGAGGCGCGCGCCAAGCAGCGCGGCGCGCAGGTGCAGACCTCGGCCGCGCAGAGGGCAAAAGCCGCCGCAGTGTCGGTGACGGGCTCATCCGCCCTCGCGCCGCCCAAGAGCGACCCGAGCGACGTGCGGTCAGCAATCGAAGCGGCTATTGCGGCAAACGCACGATGATGCTATAAACGCACCGGGGAGGCTGCAGCCTGGAAACAGGCGCAGCCCCCCCAGAAGGTGTGCCAAAGCACTGCAGCCACCGAAGCTCGAGGAGCGCGCAAGCGCCCACCTCCGAACGGACTGAACAGGTTCGCGTAGGCCACGAAAAGGGCGGGGAGCAATCCCCATACGTCACTTTTGTGGGAGTTTCACAATGGCTTTTGCAAACGCGTCCGTCTCGGACATCATCGCAACTACGATCCAGTCGCGCTCGCGGCAGATCGCTGACAACGTCACCAAGAACAACGCGCTGCTCGCGCGTCTCAACCAGCGCGGCAACATCAAGACCTTCTCGGGTGGCTCGTCCATCCTTGAGGAATTGAGCTTTGCCGAGAACGGCAACGCCGGATTTTATTCGGGGTACGACTTGCTGCCGGTTGCCGCTCAGGATGTCATCTCGGCGGCCGAATACTCAATTAAGCAGCTCGCCTGCCCGGTCGTGATGTCGGGTCTCGAGATGCTGCAGAACAGCGGCAAGGAAGCGTTCATCGACCTTCTCGAGGCTCGCATCAACGTGGCCGAAGCCACGATGGCGAACAAGCTCGCGCAGTCGATCTACAGCGACGGCACCGGCTCGGGCGGTAAGGAAGTGACCGGCCTCAACGCCGCTGTCCCGTCCAACCCGCTGACCGGAACCTACGGTGGCATCGATCGTGCGACGTGGTCGTTCTGGCAGTCGAAGCTGTACGACTTCAGCGCCAACTCGCTCACGCCGCCGTTCACCGCTGCGCAGTTCCAGAACGGTCTGAACACGCTCTGGGCCTCGCTCACCCGCGGCTCCGATCGTCCTGACTTCATCGTGCTCGACACCAACTACTGGTCGAACTACATGGCCTCGCTCCAGGCGCAGCAGCGCTTCAGCGATCCGTCGACCGGCAACCTCGGTTTCCCGACGCTGAAGTTCATGGACGCCGACGTGGTCCTTGATGGTGGCATCGGCGGGTTCTGCCCGCAGAACACCGGGTTCATGCTCAATACGAAATACTTGAAGCTCCGCCCCCATGCCAAGCGGAACATGGTTTCTTTGAGCCCGAACAAGCGGTACGCCACCAATCAGGATTCGGAGGTCCAGATCTTAGCGTGGGCGGGCAATCTCTCGTGCTCGGGCGCGCAGTTCCAGGGCCGCATCCAGAACTAATCGGCCCCGTGGTGGGGGTCACCCTTGCCTTACCGGGTTTGGGTGATCCCTGCTCGGTAAGGCATTTTCTTTGTAGGAGTAACGAATCATGGCTTCAGCTGTAATTGGTATCTCGAAGGATCAGGTGACTGCCGCCTCGGCAGTGCCGGCCTTCCGTCTCGGCACCGTGGGCGGGTATGACGACCCGACCAACGGCTATCAGGAGTTCGTTTACGGCCGCGCTGATGGCGCCGTGACGGGTCTGGGCTATCTCTGCGTCGAAGCGACTGGCTTCGACTTTGCGATGGCTTCGACCACGAACACCGCTCCTGGCGCCTCCGGCTTCGGTTCTCGCGTTGGCGCTGCTCAAGCTGCGCTGGCCGACAACGAATACGGCTGGTTCCAGATCTACGGCAAGGGCTCGCTGCGCACGCTCGCCTCGGCCGCCAAGGGTACGCGTCTGAACACGACGGCCACCGCCGGCGCGGTTGATGACGATGGCACCGCTGGCGCCGAAGCGATTGTCGGTGTGGTGCTTGGCACCGCCACCGGCGGCGCTGCTGCCACCAACGCGGACGCGGTTTTCGCGTACCCGTCGGTCGGCGTCACGCTGTAATCCAGCACGGGGGCAGTGCGGGTAACCCCCGCGCTGTCCCCTTTTTCACAACCACATAAGGAAAAAACACATGCAGGTGAACACCACCACAGAGGTAACGGACTGGGGTCGCATCAGCGATGCGCCTGGTCTCGACGAGTCACGGTTTTCGGCCGACGACAAGCTCTTCGTGCAGTTCTATCGCACGCCGATGTTGCACGCTGGCAAGAGTGCCGCGGCCGGTCGCGCGATTTACGAGGAGATCGACTGCATCAAGATCATGGTGCCCGGCGACAAGCTGAGCGTCATCGATCGCCCGGTCGACGAGATCGATCGGCGTCGGTTTGCTGTCAAATACGAGCGCTGGAAGGCTGGCGCGGGCACTGCAGTCGAAGGCACCCCGATCACGTCGCTGCCGAACATGACCCCGGCGAAGGCCGAGGAGTACAAGTTCTTCAACATTCACACCATCGAGCAGCTCGCCGGCGCGCCGGATAGCGTGGGGCAGAAGTTCCACAGCTTCCAGGAAGACAAGCGCCGCGCGAATCAGTTCCTCGAGGTCGCAAAGGGCAACGCTCCGCTTGAGAAGATGAACGAGGAGCTCAAGTCGCGCGACCTAAAGATCGAGGAGCTGCAGTCTCAAGTCGAGGCGCTGATGAAGATGGCCGCGAAAGGCAAGAAGGCTGAGGAGTAAACCACGCGATGGCTTTCCAGCTGATCACTGACAACACGCTCTCGGCGATTGTTCAGAACGTCGCTCAGCTGGTGAGCTTTCCGACACCTGCGGACCCGGCGGGCGACACTGACCCCGCCGTGGTCCAGATGGTGCAGTCAGTCAACCTCGCCGGCATCGACTTGTTGGCGATGAACGACTGGCAGGAACTGACCAAGACGCACACCATCAGCATCCAGGCGTCGCCGCCGGGCGTGAGTGAGCAGGCGTTCGCTCTGCCGGACGACTTCTACGAGTTCGTCGATCAGACGCAGTGGAACTCGACGATGCAGTGGCCGGCGATCGGCCCTGTGTCGCCGCAGGCGTGGCAGCAGCTGCTGATCCGGCAGACGTTGCCGACGCTGTCGTTCTACTGGCAGATTCGCGACAACAGTCTCTACATCCTGTCGCCACCCACGGCGGCCCAAACGCTATCGTTCTTTTACCAAAGCGTCGCATGGGTGCGCGACCAGGATACTTCCACGCTCTACAAGAACCGCGCCGTCAAAAATGGCGACGTGATTCTGCTTGATGCGTACTTGGTGACGCTGCTCGCGCGCGTGAAGTGGCTCGAGATGAAGGGCTTTGATTCTTCCGCGTCGATGCGCGACTTCCAGGTCAACTACGAAAACCGCAAGGGCAACGAGAAGGGCGCGCCCGTGCTGAACATGGTGCGCAACTACGGATTCCCCTACCTCAACGCAATAAACAATCTGCCGGACACCGGCTACGGGAGCTAGCCCATGCCGCTGATCGGTCTCGCGCCGTTCGCCGCACCACGCCGCTCCGCGGCAGCGCAAACGGCTCAGGTGTACAACATCCCTGCGCCTGTGGGCGGGCTAAACTATCGCGACCCGATCTCGGCGATGCAGCCTACCGACGCGCTGGTGCTGACGAATTTGATTCCCCGCCAGACGGGCGTGGAGCTCCGCAAGGGCTGGGCGTATCACACCTCAAGCGTCGGCAGTTCTGTTGACTCTCTGTTTGCGTACAACGGCGCGACGATTGGCGACAACAAGATTTTCGCCGCCGCGGGCGGCAACATTTACGACGTCACCAACAGCACGCCGACTCTGGCGGTTTCGGCCACTGGCTCAACCAACGACGTGTGGAGCGTGACGCAGTTTGCGAACGGCGCGGGCATGTATTTGCTCGCGGTGTCGCCTGGCGCCGGGTACTGGACATTCGACGGCACGACGTGGACTCAGCAAACCGTCACTGGGCTGGCGGGCAGCCCTGAAACGGTTGCCGTGTTCAAAAACCGCGTCTGGTTTACCGTGTCCGACAGCTCGACGGTGTATTACCTTGACACCATTGACGCCATTACTGGCACCGCGGTCGGCTTTGAAATGGGCTCGCTGCTGCGCAATGGCGGCTATGTGCGCGGGCTCGTCAACTGGACTCTCGACGCTGGGGTCGGCATCGACGATCACCTCGTCGTCGTCGGCAGCCAAGGCGACATTGGCGTATGGGCAGGCACCGACCCGTCAGACCCGAACA